CCTTGTCGCGTATCATAAAAGATACATGCGGATGCTGATTCAAAGGAATCTGAACGGCGCCAGGAGTTACATCCTGCTTGGTAACGCTGTCCGTTACAGCCTTCCTACGCGCTACAAAAGTACTCGGGCGAAAGGCATTAACAATATCGCCCTGCGCAGCGACTTCAGGACTGTAATCACGATGCACAAGATTACCCATTACCATATTGTTCTCAAGCTGGAGCAAAGCTTCCTGCGCCCAAACTTCAGGATTCAGGGCATCAACACTATTAGCGAAGACAGTTTTCATGAGCAATTACTCCTATTTCATTCCAAGTTTTGTCCGATTTTCTCTATAAGTCTGAGCATCCTTGGCAGCCTCTGCCAAAGTCATTTCTTTACCCGCTTTACCCGTGCCATCAGTACCGGTGCCAGTCTTAAGAGCACCCTTAAAGAGATTACCAAAGCGGTCTGGCATCTCCTTCATCTTCTTGACTGCTTCTGACGCGGTAAGTACCAACTTTATCGGATTCCCCTTAGTGTCTTTATCGTCGAGTGCAACCTTCGTTACAAAATTACCTGTAGGCTTATCGCCTTCCAGTATCTCTTCAAGTGTTGCCGCACCACTAAGAAGAGTTGCTATCTGTTCAGGAGAAAAAGCATCATTAGAAATAGCCGCATCATAAAGGTCACGTCTAATAGTTGATGTCATGAATCTATTCTGCCAATTTTTTGCTGCCTCCGTTGTTATTTCTAGTTGCTTAGCCGTTTCCGATGTTATTCTCTGTTTTTCTCTTTCAGCAAGTTCCACAGTCGTCATAGACTCTTTTAACTTATTTTCAAGAGCTTCCTTTTCACCTTTAGCAAGTTTGGCATTGTTAAGAGTTGATTCTACTGTATCCTGAAGAGTTTTAACCTTAGTCTTGAAATCACCTACTTCTTTCGCTACAATTGAATTAACTTCATCTTGTGTAAAAGTCTTAACTTCCCCTTCAAAAACTGTTAACATTATGGTACCTCTGGCCTACGGCCTATGCCCTAGATAGATTGAGTTCAACAGAAATAAAAGGAGCCAAATGCGACCAAGCAATTGGACTTACTATTAAATTCCTTAAATAATCTGCTGAGCCAGTTCTATCATAGGTTGTTGAAGCTGATGCTAATTTCTGACTTGTTATAGAGAAACCTTCTATTTCCATTTCTATAGTTTTACCTTCAAGAAGAGACAAAGCTATTTCACAGCAAGCTATTAAAATATCATCAGGTATAATCCCTCCAATTTGCAAACCGTTTAATGTATCATATCTGGGCCATTCATTAACTTGGCTATCATCTACTTTCCAACCTACAAAACTTAAACGGTCTATAGCACGGGTAGCCATAGTTAAAGCCTTAGTCTTATCAGAATCTGTAGCAGCGTCCCAAAAAGTCGTATTAAGCCGTGTACTAAAATATGTATCTGCTTCGTCCATTGTAGCATAATTAGCCATTCGCCACCTTCTTACCCCTACCCTCTATGGGAGTAGGTTGTAGGGTATTATCTCCTACTTCTTTCTTTTCAATCTTAGCCCCGTCGATAGACGGGGCTAGGTCTTTTACACCGCGAGCAGCGGCAGAATTTTCGAATGCAGAATTTTGTGCCTGTACAATACGTGCCGCACGCTCAGCGTGGTCGACCTTAGCCTTCTCTACAATACTTGCTGGCAAGCCGAAAAGTTTTCCAGCAGTCTCAAGGTCTATAATACTATTCTCTAAAAGCATAGTTAATAAAGTGATATCAGAAATAACCGTCAGGGACTCGTCTATTTCTTTACATATCTTTTGGTACAATACCTCAGATATGCGCGGGCCTAGCAGAATTTTAACTATCTGTTTAGCTGCTTCCTTTCGGCAAGCCCCTGACGGTATCAGGGGAAGGAGATTCGTCAAATCTTTTGCTTCACTCCTTCTTTCCTCGTCAGTCTTAACACAGAAAGTCGTCGGATATGATATAGATATATCTTCTACGCTGTAGTTCTCGAAATCAGACCAAATAGTTGCAATTTTTTTCTCGCCTCGCATTAATTCTAGAGCGATAAAAGCGAGTCCAGATTCCAGACCTACTTGGTCAGAAGCTTTGCTTTCAGCGGATTCAACTCTAGGACGTATCTGAGTAAGTGAAAGATTGATAAGCAGACGTATATCTTCTTTCATCTTCTGTTGTTTTTCCATACTTATCTTAAGAGGTTCTGATGAAGGATGAATGAATCCAGGACGTTCTAATTCTTTACCATATTGTCTGCCCTTAGTCGGAGCAACTATAATCTCTTTATCTCTTTTAGTACCATCAACTTCTTTAGTGAGCATGTCTTGGCCAAGAGTACGTGGGTCAAATTGTTCTGTATAGAATGGGAAATTACTCTTTAAGGCATAGTCAATATCGGCTGATTCCATATTCAATAATGCAATTTGGTAATTTGCGGCCTCTTCAAGCAAACTTTGATTGAGTTCAAAGATTACGCAAGGTATTTGTTTCAATTGGAGAATTTGAACTGTCGGATTCTTTAACTTATCATCCTTAAAAGTTTCAACTTGTACGCCTTCGGTCAGGAGGGTATAAAGTCGATATCTAGTAACTGTACCAATAATGAGTCCTCTCTTATCTAATACATCTTCTTGGAAAGAGATAAAGAGCGTAGTTAATACAGGCGCACCAGCCCAAGAAAGTATGTTTTCAGCAGGACAAATATATAGATAAGGCGATTTTGTATCGACAAGAGTAGCAGCTGCTTCTGCAGGCGCATCAACAAAGACCCCGACTTTACCTATTGATAAGAGTTCAGGTAACACCTGCTGACCAATAAAAGCCGTCATAGTTGTTTCTTTACGATCAATGATTCCTTTTTGGTAAGATGGGCTACCTCCAGAGCGTACAATATCTCCAGCCCGCTGAAAAATACTATTACGAATATCTACTACTGCTGCCTTAGCGAAAGCTGGATTGTATGTCATACTTAAGCGATTATTGAAATCAATCGTATCTTCTCTACGAGAGAACGGCCTAAGATATGTATTAATAAAATGCTGGCCGCCCTCAAACACATCTCTAAATTTTTGCCATTTAGAAATATTTGCAACATATTCTGGGTGTTTAGGTAATTGATAATTACCCGACATCTCGATTCCTCCCATATGAGCAGGCCAGAGTTAATGCTATTTCAGCATAAGTCAGGGCGTGCGCAAAGTGGTCATTTTGTTCGCCTTTTAACCAGCGTCCAACTGGATTGCCGTCTGCATCTTTTTCGTAATGCCGTACGAGGGCTTTTACGTTTATACAAAATTCTTCAGATATATCTCCAGGTAGGGAAATACTCCCATTCTGGAAGCGCCCGAGCGCGGTATCTAACCAAGACGTACGGTCTACCGATATTTCATAATCTCTCTCAGTGAGAGCACGACCATTCACTCCGCGAGCATAGTAGCAAACGCGAATAAGGCCGGGGAAGCGTGACGCTAACTCTAATGATTTCCGGCGTTCCGGTTGAGCGTCTATAACGACTGCCCTCGGCCTATATTCACGAATGTAATTATCTATTTCCTCGAAGGAAGCAACTTTGAAGGCACGAAGTACGCGCGCCTTAGAATCCGAATTCACGTCTGATGTAATTATATCAGAACGATATTGAGTAAGTACACAGTGTAGCCAAGTACCAACGTCTATACCTAGAGTTATCATACCATTTTGAGGTATCTTATCTGTAGTAAGATAGTTGCTTTTAGCTAAGGCTAAGGATGTATCAGTAACGCGAGCACCCTCAACAATATGTGGGAGTCCCATCTTAGAATTATAAAATTCCTGTTCATCAGACGGACTAGATATACTTCGTAAGTAGGAGGCATTAAGTTCAGCAGGACTAACAGTCATTGAGTACAGTTGATTAATATAGTAACCTGAATATAGTGCCTGCGCAGCAGGCACTTGACTGACCCACTCCCCATCCTGAAGATATTCTATCTTACCCTCATGTTGGAGGACGCCTTTGCACTCTGTACAAAGTAGGAAGGCGGGGCCTTCGCTTCCGGAGAAAGATTCTGGAAATCGTAATTCTATGAAGCGAGAACATAAAGGACACTTAAAGAAATAATGTTTCTGGTCTGAAGCATTATACCATTTGTCTATACCAAACATATTTATTGTTGGTGTAGATATTCCACAGACTTGTTTAATAAGTTGACCCGATGCACGTTCAAAAACTAGTGGAATATTATCTTGTGTCATCTCATCGACTTCATCAAGGATAATGAGACTGACTGGTACAGACTTAAGAACAGAGCGAGAGCGACTACCGCGAACGTAGAGATTAGTGGCTCCCGCTCTTTTATGACCAACATTTTTAACATCACTAAATAATTTTGAGAGATGCGGAGACAATTCTAAGGCTGCGTCAAAGCGCGACGCTGAGAAATCACTTGCGTCTGGATTCTTTGAGGGTAATATGTAAAGTACATCGCGGCCCTCAAGGTCTATTGATGCAAAACATTTATTAAGTACTGATTCTGTCCACCCCATTTGGGCCGCTTTGCGGCTCCAAATGAACTCACTTGTATCATCATGAAACTGACGTAACCACGGATGATGCCGAAAAGACCACGGGCCAGGAAAAGGTTGACCCATTATACGATAAGTTTCTGCCCATTTGCTCGGCGTCTTAATCGACTGTCGTTTTAGGCCGGTTGATACGCGCTCCAGTAGGAGCGTACTAATTGCTGAATTATATATTGCTGTCCTCATCGTCCTTACTCCCTACGTGCATAATAAGTCGTGCAACATCGAATGCTATCTTTTCCCTCTCTAGAGGGTCAGATATGTAGCCAGTAACAATATTAACTATACCATCGGCTAAAGAAATGGCAGTAGTTTTATCAAGAAGCTGACCTAAATTATTCTCTAACTTATTACAGGAAGTTACAACCCTCTCGACACGAGAAATTAAGTCGGCTATTACAGGACTAGCCATTACAAGTTCGACAGAAGTATTACAAGTATTTATACGCTCCTCAATTAACATACGAAGTAGGGCTATTTCTTCACGTAAAGTTTTAAGGGTTGGACTAGTATAGAAATCATCCATCCTTGCCTGAAACTTAGCAATACGGTACTGCCTTATATTGTTTGCCACAGCTACATCAGTAGCCTTATTACCGCCATGCATGGGACAGAAAGTAGAATTTTCTTTTGCCTTAAAAGGACATTGCCCTATCTTAGTTACTCCTTGGCATCGATCTGGCGAATCAGGAGCAACTCGTTCAAATTTATTATCCATTGTTTTTCTCCGGAGTATTATCGTGTAAAGTGGACTGGAGATGCGAGAGGACATTGCTTTTCGAGGTGTCCTATTAGTAAGACAATAAATTTTAGAAAAGTATTCCGTAAATTTTTAATTAAAAAAATTTTGGAAATTTTCTTGTCGACTTTACGCGTTACATCTTGAACCTTCGGTTCAAGATGTGACGTTTTACCCTACCGGAGTTATAACTTAGGCAATTTGATTTCTGGAATCATCTATTCTTAAAAGTCTTTGCAAGATTCTTTGCAAGATTCTTTGCAAGATTCTTTGCAAGATTCTTTGCAAGATTCTTTGCAAGATTCTTTGCAAGATTCTTTGCAAGATTCTTTGCAAGATTCTTT